TGGATATTCAGCAGTTTTTTTTGGATCGCAAAATAACATACGATCCATAAACCCATTATTTTGATTTTCATTAGTTTGAAACTCTTTAAATATAGCCGGTTGAATACCACCCAAAATTGGAATAAATGGATTTTCTACAAAAGCATCTTCTGAAGTTTTACGGTTTAATACAATTGCATCACCTGACCACGCACTAAGAAAACGCTCTTTATCTGAACCATCACGGTATTTATTCATATCCTTAAACCATCCGGCTAATTCATCTTTAAAAACGCCTATTGATTTAGGGTTATAACTATGAATATCAATTAAAGATTCTATTGTAACATCATCAACTATTAATTGTGATTTAGTAGGGGCTTCAATTGAGGCATTAACCTCTTTATCTTCTTTAGATAGTTTTTCATATTCTTTAAACTCCTTTTGTCGTTTCATGTATCTTTTAATCTCCTGGCTATTTAAATCCAATAGAGGTTTTAAAATTAACTTAATATCAGGTGTTTTACCTACTCCAGCTGATCCTATTACACTAATCCATAGAATAGGTGAATCAATCCACCCATTTTTTACTTTTACTTTTAGAGTATTACCAATCAATACAGACATTAACCATAAATAACTAACACACATAAAATCAATACTGGCATTTAATTTTAAATTACATTCGGTAATATATTTCTGTACACCTTTAGGGAAAATATGTAAAGGAAATTCTGTATTAATAGTAGGTGTAACTTCTGTTATAGGTGTTTCTTCTCTTACATATCTATCTCCATAACCATCTGAATACGCTTGTTTTGTAGCGGCTGAATAGTCACCGCCAAAATGTTTATAGGCGTACACATCAAAACTATTTAATGGCTTTTCGTATGGGTAAATGGTACCACTAGAGAAAAGATACATTTTATTACTATCATCAAAGATGTGACCACTAAAATAAGAATCTGCACCTTTACGCTTTATCAAAGTAGATTTCTTTTTATGTGCTACAATATCAAAATCATCACTACAAATATCTAATATACTATTTCTTTGTGCGAAATCCTCCCAAGGTGTTAAACCATCCTGTGTTATAGTGACTTGTTTTTTTACTTTAGGTGCTACAACTTCTTCATAGTTATAAGTCTCTGATATTTGCCAAAGCATTTTTCTATCTTCGTCACTTATGTAGTCAATTTCATGGTAGTTTAAGCCCTTAACTACTTTGTAGATATAGACAAACCCATTTAACCCTCTTGTTTCGATTAGAGCCTCTTTATGTCCTTTTGGTCTTGCTATCTTTTTAGATCCTTCAACTAATTTAGATTTATACAAGATGTGAAAACCGCCCGATTGCGTTTGAACTATGCAAAACTTATCATAAAAGTTGTCTATGTGGCTATCCAACAAATTAAAGTATTCTTTTAAAAAGCTATCACGTTCTTGCTTAGTTTTTAATATCTTACTATCTATATCTATAGCCTCAATATTATCATAACCAGTTATTAATGCAAATGATACCGTTTCTTTATTAGAATACCATTGTTGTAACTGTAATTGGTTAGCTGGTTCTGTTTTAAATGAATCCCAACTAAACAAATTAGGTTTATGATTACCTTTAAATTCCTTAATCGGTATTATTGATTTGTTGCTTTTTAGTAGGTTAATATAAAAACCTTCCTGATGTTTTATTAATTTTTTCATTTGTTAAAACATTTGAATTTGACTCTTATGATTATTAATTCTCTTAATACTAGCATCAAAATACTCCTTATCTAATTCACACGCTGTTAAATCAAATTTAAGATTATGACAAGCTATTGCAATAGAGCCACTACCTAAATGAGTGTCTAAAATTTTATCACCCTCTTTTGCGTAGTTCATTAATAACCACTCGTATAATTTTACTGGCTTTTGGGTTGGGTGATGTTTTTCACTTGCTGAAGTATTACCCTCTAAATTTCCATAATAACGAAAATCAAACATCTTTGCAACTTTATTAAATGATGTGTAAGCCAACTCACCATCTGCAAAATTAGGTACGGGATTACCCTTATGCCAAAATATAAAACCTTTACAGCCGTGTTTCCATAAATAAGGAAAATAATTACCGCCCCAAACAATTTGATTTTTTGAAACTCTTTGAAGTTCTTTAAAATATCCATCTGTTGGGATACCATCATCCCAATTTGAATTTTTGTATTTGTCAGCTTTTACTCTCTTCCCGTCTGATGTTTTGTTTGTTCGGTTAAATGTTCCAAAGCCTATCCCATACGGCGGGTCAACAATAGCCAATTCAAAATAATTATCGGGATAACGTTTCATTAACTCCATATTGCACTCGTTTGTAATTTTCATAATTCTATTAATACAAAAAACCTATTCAACCGTAGCGCGTTGGAGTGGCATTTGGTCAAATAGGTTCTTAAAATAAATTCTTTCGATTAGTTCCAACGCTTATCGATACGTCAAAGATAATACTATTTATTTAATATCATACTATTTTTGTATTTATTTTTAAATGTATCAAATGTATCATGTGTAACCCCTAGTGTAACCCCCTCTAGCACGGGTTTTTATTGGGTTTAAGGGTAAAATGTTACACTGTTACATCAGTTTTGGAAATCCCTAAAAAACTAAAACTAAACACTTCAATTATTATAGGGTTACAAATGTATCATTTATGCATCAAAACACGCTCAACGTCAATAAAACACCGTGTTAAGAAGGGTTACACTTTCGGCGCATACTTTGTAACTTTTCTATATAAAGTGTTGCATCCATTAATTCTTCTTTTAAGTGTTGCAAAAAATCATCATCATTATTTTCTTCTAAAGTTGTGTTATATTTTTTAATTCCAGCTTCAGAACGTTGTTTAAATTGATCAATTACTTTTTTTACTATTATGTCTTTCATTTTATTGTATTAAAAAAAACCACCTAAATTAATCAGGTGGTTTTAGGTTAAACTTATTTATTATTTTGTTGATTCAAAAAGCTGGATCCTCGCTAGTTGTATTAGGCGCACTTAGTAAATCAATTTTCCACGCATCCAAAGTATTAAATACTTTTACTTCCCCTTGTGGGTTTGTCCATTCTCGACCACGTAGATTAAAAGATACTTCTACTTGATCACCTGGGTTAAAATTATCCAGTAAATCGACTTTATCTTGTGAGGCTTGAAACTGTATTACTTGTGGATATTGACCACTTGCATCAGTTATTACAAATTCTCTTAATTTAAACTTTTCTGATACCTGTCTTGTTTCAGATATTACTTTTACTTCTCCTTTTAGTGTGTACATTGTTTATTTTATTTATTTATTAAATTGACTATTTTTTGCTTGTTCTAACCTTTCAGCAAATTTACTTCTAGGTTGTTTAAAAATTTAACAACCGTGACTCCTTGTCAAACTTACCAACCCTGTTAAATAAGTTCCTTTGTGGCGGTTGTTTTTATCTAGGTGCTCACCTAAAATTCTAATTGTTTAATAGCTAAATCAATATCTATTTGTAATTTTTTAGCGTTAGTTTTTGCAATTTCTACCCACTCACTAACCTTTTTTAATATTGGTTTAGCTTTAGTACCTAAATTAATTTCACAATCCCTTGTAATAGCATAAGCATATAAAGGTTTAATTTTATTTTCAGGTCTAAAACTTGCAAAAGTATGTGTTTTTAATTCAGGATTTACAGTAAAATAGTGAAGGCATTGGTGTAAATGATCCAAAGGAATACCACCGTTTAAAATTGTTTCGGTGTGTTTTTTACGTCCAGGACATTTAACCTCACAACTGTGGTAATTATCATCTGTAATGCCATCAGGGCTAATACCTAATAATGGTATTTCCTCACATTGCAGCCAACCAGCATTATTAAAAGTTAAGCCTGTATATTTATTTAATTCCTTTATAGCGTATGGTTCCAATTCGTTACCACGTTCCATATCAGCACTAAGATAATTATCTACATCTTCAAAGTCTTCTAAGAATTGACCTATTAATTCATTTCTAAGTGTGTTACCTTTTACAAATAACCCTTTAGATGTTGATCCTCCTATTTTTCTATAGCGTACCTCATGCCATTCAGGGGTACCTTGTTTTATGTTTATTCTAATCATTTTAATTTAGTTTTTAAAGATTCCTTTTTAGCTAATACTGTTGGTAGTGTTTTTTCTTCAGGTTTTAATGCGCTCCAAATAGTTTTTAATTCTCCTAATGTTTTGCAGTCGTTTAACATAGCTAATGCCGTTTTATCGTCTGTGTTGTTAGTTGGTAAAACATACTTTACTTTAATACCTCCTGTTTTTTGCCCCATCATTTTTACGTTTTCATCAAAATATAATTCGATTTCTAACCCAATCCAGTTAGCAATATTACGGCTTTCTGTAGATGTGCATTTATGTAAATCTTTATAGATTTTAGCTATTTGTTTTCTATTGCCTGAATTAACTACCATTGGTTTATGATCGTCAAACTCTAAAAAATAACCATCTGTTTTATTACCTGATACATTTACGTTAGTATCATAATAACTTTGCTTAATAATTAGAATACATTTACCTTTATCGGCTATTATTCCTTCTACATCTACACCGGCTAAGTGTGTAGATTTTCTATACTTCATACTGTCAATTCCTTCTTCTCTCATTTTTCCTTTGTTTTAAATTACTGTATTGCAAATATAAATAAAATTATTTAATTAATAATACTTTTCTTGTTCTTTTTTTGTTAAATTATCCCAATCCCCTATAGTTGGATCAAATAATATATTATTATCTTCCTCCTGTGCTTTGATAGATAGTTCAAAATTATCTTCATCATTTTTTACTTTAGATAACCTTTCAACTTCTTCTATTTTCATTTTATGCCTTGTTATAACCTGTGAGGCTGTAGAATAATGACAATCCACTATGTCTACTATATCTTGTATTGATACTTCACCTTTATAAAAATTAGGTATTAGCTTTTTTATATGTTCGGTTTTTGTCATTACTTTTGTAAATTACCTATTTTTAACATTAATCCGCTTTGCATTTCTAAGTGGTCTTGTATCTCCTTTTGCATTAACGTTGTTAACTCTTGGATATAAACTTTTAACTCTGCTTGTGTTGGGTTTTCTAACGGCTTTATTCTTGTATTCATTACCGCTTGACTGTTTAACTGGTGTACTCGGTTTACTGCTATTAGTTTTAAATCTTTCATGTTATTTATTTTTTAATTTCTATTTTACAATTCGGACACTCATAAACCTTAGTAGTTTTAATTATTAAATCAAAGTCAAAGTTTTTTACTCCGCATCTATTACATTTATATATTAGTGGTTTTCTCATTACGCGAATGTATTTTTTAATATTCGTTCTGTTTCTTCTGATAAGTCCATTTCCATACCTTCAATATCTGTCACCATATCTATATAAGTAGCATCTACGACCAATTCATCTTCATTAGGGTTATGACATTGCTCTGATTGTATTCCGCCCCTTAAATGAGCATCTATTGTAATATGTACAGTAAAATCTTCACTCCCTAAAGTTACATCTATTGGATTAGAACCCTCCTCTATTTCATTCCAATTAGGGTCAAATTTCTTTTCAATTAATAAGTGTTGAATAAACCTATTAATTAAGATGTGTTGCTTTTCCTTTTGTTCTACAATTTCTTTTTCTACCTGTTCTATGTAGTTTTGTCTAATTTTAATTTGCTTTCTAAACTCTTTCATAATTCCTTTTATTATTAATGCTTGGTACAAAGATAAACTAATTTATTTAATAAACAAGTGTTTTATTTATTTAAATACGAAAACCCCACTTTTTAAGGTGAGGTTATCAATGTTTATAAGGTGTAAAGATTTATTTATTTTTTCTATCTGAATATCTAACCATCAACTTAGTTACTCCAGCTAATCCGATATGACCTAAATAAAAACCTACTCCAGCTGATGCAGTATGTGATAGTTCAATGCTTGTAAATGCGCTTAATATTTCTACAACTAATTGAGTTGAAAATATAGCGGTCACACCTCCAAAAGCCATACGAATGACTCTTTGTTTTTTAGTTAGTTTCACATCTCTGTTATTATCAGAAATTAAAGCGCCTAATGATCCAGCGACAAATAAGGTAATATCCATTGAGTGAGTGCTCAGTGCCTCAGTTATAGATTTAATAATGTTTTCCATAGGGTAAATTTGTAATTTATTTTGAATGATGCATAGATAATAAAAATTAATCTAATAAAATCGTTCCACTCAATTTTTTGAGCGTTGTATATTAATTCATCAACCAACGTACTTACTGAGCATAGTAGTATCATCAATGTTATTGTTTTCCAAAGTTTTGTAAATTCTTGACTGTCTTTATGTGATAAAAAATAAAAACTTAATAGATAAAAGACAAAGCCCATTTCCATTAAGTGA